GAATAATGAGGGGCAAAATCCAACCTACCAGGGCTGGTTATTTCGAGATAGTAAAACCAGCTGGTTTCACACTATTATTTCGTAGGGTGAAAACTTACCCTTCTCGGTGTCTCTGATGAACTTCAAAGTGGGGTGATTTTCCTCAATTAAAAGGACCCCTGCTTGACAATTGAACTTTGTTTCAACCATCGCCGTCGCTCCGTTCATTTCCTGTTCAACACACCACACTTCGAGCGCCCTCAAAATGCTTCTTTGTGTTATTAATACCGGATTTGCGTACTGATTTGGCAAGTAAATTAGACCAATATCTCCGGTCTTTTCTCCTGCCCAATCTGGTACGTTGAAGTCTTGGAAGAACCCAATCGGTCCTATCACTACTTTCGCAACCAATAACTCCATTCCGTTCTTCATCCAATCGAGGGCCATTTCACCGGTGAGGGTGAGTTGGCCGAAGATTGGCTTCTTCACTTCTGGTTTTTTTCTGCCCGCCATCATGGCAAGCATCGCTATGCTCAGTGCTATACTTCCGTACATCTTTTTTGTCTCCTACCGAGCGAAGGAATCCACTCTCCCGAACCCTCGCCCGGTGTCATCGCGAACCTTCCTTCGCCTATCGGCACTCCACCGGAAGTAGGGGGGTCCCTTTGTTGCTCCGGTTACTAAGTGTAATTTATACACCTCCACCTAGTGGGGGTCCTATGGCATCATCTAAAACCAAGACATTTGAACTGACTGCGAAGGTCGTTGCGACGAACGTTGAAGACAACCAAGCACTGGACCTCACCGATTATATTGACATCGCCGACAACGAAGTATTCCTGCTTCAGGAATGGTCTATCATGCTCGACCCTAACGAGACCTTCCCAGCGACATCGGAATGCATTTTCCAACTGATGGACACTAACGGAGCCTCGTTCTTTTCCATGAATAACCGGACTTCTTTGGGTGTTGCTCGAATTGGTTATGACAACACTTCGAAGAACATCAACACGACCTATTCAATGTCCGCGGACGCTGAATTTGGAGAGAGTCTAATCGTCTCCCGTTCTATCTGGTGCCGCAATTGGGTATCCACCGCACAGACCTTGGACCATACCCTCACCATTCGAGGGAAAATTATTCGCCCTACAGCCAAGGAATACATGGCGTTAGTCCTCACACAAACCGGTCAAATCGCTGTATGAAGTGGTCTCATGGAGATACACGTTCATATCCACAATGACGAAGTGAAAGAGGGTCGCGTTTCTACTAGGCGGAAATCTTCCGGGAAAGTAACTCCCGCTCCCAGTAAGGCTCGCAGTAAGCGGAAAGGGAAGCCGATGACAAGGAAGACCCAATTAGCAATCAATCGTGGACGAAAGGAAGCGGGATTGAAACCCATCAAATGGAAAAAGAAGGGGGCGTGATTCCCATGGTCGACCGTGTATTCGACGTAGAATTTAGCCCTGTTGAATTAGACATTGTTAGAGACCCTGAAGTTACTCTTCCTACAAGTTGTGTATGGACTATGCGAGGAGACAATGGGGACCTCCTTTACGATAACGGAAGAGGGAAGGCAATATTCTACCATCAACTCGATTTGAGCGAACTAACCGCGGATTCAAGAACCTTTCAACCGGTCGCAATCAATGTACAGCGCAATTTCAACGGACCTCAAGGAATCGATGCAAACTTCATGCCTTCTACTCGTCCGACGGAGTTGTTGTACATCTTCAGCAATCAATTACCCAATCAACAAATCCGCGATGGCGATATCGATTTAGATGTCTTTCGGGATTTGGGTCTGGATGCCGCTGCTCAATATGGAATCAAGGATATTCCTCCTTTCACTTTGGCGTTGAAGGTCGTCCCTGATGGTTCGAATACAATATTCGCACAGTCGACGAGATATGTCAACTCCATCTCGAACAGCACCAATGCATGGAATGGTTTTGCCTATCCCGGCGACCCATCTACAGTCCCTCCAACTCTTCCCGATACCTACTACCCGTTACTCTGTCAAGATATGTCGGTTACCGAAGTAAATACATGGGGGGAAATGCGTACGATCTTAGGGCCTCAATTGCATTGCTATCGCGTAATTTTCCATGAGACTCAAAACATGTCTGGCTTGTCTCAAGCAAACCCTCTAGTCATTGCTCAAGGAATAACCGCACGAAAGTTTAGCACCCTCTGCATCAAGATATTGTGTAGGGAAGATACTCTCTCTGAGGGTGAATATCTAGTCGAGGCTGCAAACGCGTACAACAACTCAAATTGGGATGCACCTAGCGAAGTGTGAAAATGTATTACACTCGGTTTTTTGAAGAGGACTTGATTCAACAACAGTTCCAAGATTTCATCTTTCCCGGAGCATCCTCGAGCCTTCCCATTTGGGGGATTCCGGGGACGAAAATAATTCCTTTCGTCGTTCCTAGCGGAGAAGGTGGTGGGGTTCCTATTCCCGGCGGTCAATCCGGGATGACTGATAATGAATTACTTGCCCTCGCCATCTTCGATACGGGAAAGGCCGTCGGTCAAGGTCTTGTCATTGCATCCATCGATGGACCAATACCCGTGATGGATATTGTTGGCTTCCTCTGGGCTAGTTACAAGACCATAGAGGCATGGGAAAATTACCGACTACAGACCCAATAACCTAGAACCTGCCGTCTCCTTCCTGAAGCCATCGGCCTAGTCTCTTTCCTATTACCTATGGGAGAACAGTCAGAGAGAGACTCTTTCCCCCTCGATGCTAGATATTCCCCACCTTTCCCATGAATCCCCTTAAATCACCCTCTAAGGCCCTATTCCTCAAGGCTTCAGGAAGGAGGGAAGGTACGGGAATGAAAGCCAAAGATCTTGCGTTGACATTTTCCGCATATCCGCGATTTAGAATTCCTCGAGATTACCGAATTACAATTGCTACATCGATTAAGAAAAGTCGCCATTACGCGGAAAAGCCCCCCACCATTCCGAAGAATAATGAGGGGCAAAATCCAACCTACCAGGGCTGGTTATTTCGAGATAGTAAAACCAGCTGGTTTCACACTATTATTTCGTAGGGTGAAAACTTACCCTTCTCGGTGTCTCTGATGAACTTCAAAGTGGGGTGATTTTCCTC